GATGCGAGCTAACAAATTACCTTGGAAGAAGATGGAGTATGTGTTTGGTAAACACAGATCTACATTGGCAAAGAAGTGTAAAAACAATTTATTCATGATGACCTTTGTTGTTAATGACGAAAAAAATATTCGACAAAGACTACAATATTGTATATAGATTGTATTAGACTGGATTCAGTCTGTATGAAATTCACAACATGGTAGGACGACCATCACGCAAGGTACATTGTGGTGCAGCTCGTAAATATGATGGCAATCCATGCCAGGCTAAAGCCTTGGCTAATGGTCGATGCAAGTATCATGGTGGTATGTCTACTGGAGCTAAAACATTAGATGGTAAAATCAAAGCCTATTCAAAACTTAAACAATTCCAAAGCTATAGCGAAGAACAGATCAAAAGATATATTGAAGAGCGACATCAAAGTAAACTTGATGAATGGGATACCACTAAGCAAGATCTGTTCATCACCAGAGTTTCCGAGCCTAACGACAGTGTATGAATGGATGTCAAAGGATGACAAGTTCAATGACAGTATCACTCAGGCTAGAATGAATGGAGCTTTAACTAATCTTGACAAAGGCTTTGAAGAGATGGAGAAGCTGACTACTACTAAAGACAAGACACACTTAGACATTACATTGTTGAACACGAAGCTCACACACCTACGATGGATAGCTTCTAAAATACTACCTCAGTATAACGACAAGGTGGTTAATGAACATAAAGGAGGAGTTCATTATACTGTTGGATGGGATATGAAGGCAAGTAAAGACCCAATATTAACAGAGGAAGCGGATGGTTCCACGCACACGACATGAAGTGCGAGTACATTTGTGGTTATGTTGTGGTTATTTATTTATTCTTGTTGAGTTTACTGGGTTTAGATCGGTTGTCATAACCGATATGCCTGGCGTAGCGTAGCTCGTAATAATATTTATCGTTGATATATAATGTTTTTCTGCAAAAAGTGCGAGGGGGGTACCCCCCAAAACCACCTGGCACGTAGAATATATATATATATCCCAAATCAGACACTCACACACACATGAACGAAATTCAATCCATTATCTACTACGATGAGAAATCCTTAAAAGTAACCATAGAGTTTACAAAGTTTGAAAGTAAAGAAGAGCAAATAGAATTTATTAATAATCTTAATTCACTCTTAGGTTTATTTTCAACAATGCCAGATCAAACTCCTTTATCAAAGACAGTTCATTAATGGCAAATGCAAAACAAATTTTAATACCCTACTCACCTCGACAACCACAAAGAGAAATCCATGATGCCTTGGAGAACTTCAGATTTAGCGTTGTCATAATGCACAGACGAGGTGGTAAAAGTATGGCTGGAATCAATCACATGATTAAGTATGCCTTCACGCATACCATGCCTAATATTAGAATGGCTTATGTAGCTCCGACATTTCGACAAGCTAAGTCGATAGCCTGGGATTACATCAAACAATTTACAAAAGAAATTCCTGGCATCAAATATAATGAAACTGAACTGCGATGTGACTTTCCCAATGGTGCCAGGATAACCCTTTATGGTATCGATGCTAATCCAGATGCACTGCGTGGTAATTATTATGATCTTGTAGTGATGGATGAAGTGCAGCTGATTGATGAAGAAGTCTTTCCTAAAGTTATTCTTCCAGCTCTATCAGATCGTAAAGGCAAATGTTTATTTATTGGAACTCCGTTATCAACAAGGAATTATTTGTATGACTTGTATAAGAAGGCTAACGCAGACCCAGCATGGTATTGTAAGGTCTTTAAAGCAAGCGAAACTGGTATTATAGATGAGTTCGAACTAAACCAGTTAAGAAAAAATATGACGGAAGAAGAGTATCGTCAAGAGTTTGAATGTGACTTCTCTGCTTCTATCTCTGGTACCATATACGGAAAAATAATAGATAAATTAGATGCACAAGGAAACATTACTAATATTAGTTATGACCCTGGGTATCCAGTACATACAGCCTGGGATATAGGCTATAGCGATAGTACCAGTATAATATTCTTTCAAGAGATAGGCAGACAAATCTATTTTATAGATAGCCTGGTTCAAAGTGGTGAAGGTCTACCCTATTTTATTAAAGATATAAAAAATAGAGAATATGTTTATGGAGAGCATTTTGCACCCCATGATATAGAACAACACGATTTTTCTAATGGTATGACCAGAAGAGAAGTTGCTTATCAGTTAGGTATTCGGTTTAAGGTTGCACCAAAACTATCTGTTGAAGAAGGTATTCACATGACATCTATGTTGTTATCAAGAAGTTACTTTGACCAAAAACAATGTGAGATAGTGATAGATGCACTTCGTCATTACCATCGTAAATGGAATGTTAATAATAAATTATTTAGCAAGCCAGTACATGATTGGAGTTCACATATTTGTGATAGCCTCAGAGTAGCAGCTGTTTCTTTAACAGAAGGTACAAAAGGAAAACAAGCACCTCAACTAAAAGCAGAAAATAATTATCAAGTATTCGGAGCAAATTAAATGGGATTTTTAAGACCAAAAATAACACCACCACCACCAATACCAGAGCCAACACCTCTACCAGAAGCACCAGATGAATCTGATAAAGATGTGGTTGATGCTGGTAAAGAGCAAGTAAAAAAAACGAAAAAGAAAAAAGGAAGAACTTCTACCATCTTAACATCCATGATGGGTGATGAAACAGAAGCAAATATTAACACAAAAACATTATTAGGATAAAAATATGGGATTTTTAAGATCAAAAAGCAAACCACCAGAGCCACTAAAAAAAATAGAAGATAAATTAATACCAACCCCTATGCCAGCACCTCCAATAACAGAGATACCAACAACTATGTCTGAAAATATGGCAGAAACAACACAACCAGGAGATGAAGGTAAAAAATCTAAGAAAAAAGGTAAAGGCGGTACTTTATTAACATCTGTTACTGGTGTTAATGAACCAGCAAACTTAGGATACAAAACTTTATTAGGATAATCATGTCAGCACCAACAGCATCACAAAAACAAGATAGAAAAGTTAAAACACAAGATTTGATGTCAAACATAATGACTGGTGGTGAAATTTCTAAAAAAAGAGAAGCAGAATTAGAAGAAGCTGCCAATCGTGGTCGTGGAATACAGTTTGTAGAAACAACTGGTACTGTTAAAGGACTTAAAAGAATAGACCCAGCGACAGGAAAAAAAATGACAGTAACAAAGACTGGAGCTACAGCAGCAGACTACACTGGAAAAATTATTTCATCTGCACCAACAGGCGGTGAGCTTATAGGAGATGCGAGCAGAGCTGTGTTTGGTGGTAAAGCAGATGATTCATATTTAAGAGAACGTATTAGCACTGCACCAGGTAAAAAAACTACAGACTATAGACAATACTTACCAGAAACAAAAAAAGAAAAAGGTATTGTTCCTAGCTTTATAGAAAAAGGTGGAGCTATTGGTAGTATTGTTAAAGGTTTAGTAAAAAAACCAAAAGAAAAAAAAATTACAGCACAAAGTATCTTAGCAAAAAAAAGACAAGGTTATAAAGATGATCCTTATAGTGTGCCTAGTTTGTTATTAGGTGGATCAAAACAGAAATTAGGTGATAGTTAATGATTAATACACAAGAATTAGTAAGAAGATTTTCTAAATTAAAATCAGCTAGAGGAACTTGGGAAACACATTGGCAAGAAATCGCTGACTATGTCTTACCTAGAAGAGCAGATATCGTCACTAAATTTAGTAAAGGTGAGAAAAGAACTGAAAGAGTATTTGATAGTTCTGCAATTAATGCTGCTGAACTGTTAGCTTCATCCTTACATGGAATGTTAACTAACGCAGCTTCACCTTGGTTTATGATGAATTACAAAGAACCAGGTTTAAATGCTGATGATAAGGCAATGGAATGGTTAGAAGAATGTACAAAACAAATGTATGTAGTTCTTAATCGTTCTAATTTTCAACAAGAAATACACGAGCTCTATCAAGATCTTATAACATTCGGTACTGCTGGTATGATGATTGAACAAGATGAAGATAAAGTTTTAAGATTTTCAACCAGGCATATTTCTGAAATCTATATTCAAGAAAATGAGTTTGGTCGTGTTGATACAGTTTATAGAAAATTTAAAATGTCAGCTAAAGGTGCTGTGTCTTTGTTTGGTGATGTATCTAAAAAGATTACAAAACTGAGTGAAGCAGAACCTTACGAAGAAATAGATTTACTTCATGTTGTTTATCCCAGAGAAGATAGGAATCCTAATAAGATAGATGCTAAGAATAAAGCCTTTGCTTCTATTTATTGTGATCCAGAAGATAACACCCTATTAGGTGAAGGTGGCTATGATGAGTTCCCTTATGTAGTGCCTAGATTTGTAAAGTCATCTATCGAAACGTATGGTCGTTCACCAGCCATGACAGCACTACCAGACATTAAAATGATAAACAAAATGTCAGAAACTTTAATAAAGGCTGCACAAAAAGTTATTGACCCCCCTCTTCTCGTTCCAGACGATGGTTTTATGTTGCCTATTAGAACTGTGCCTGGCGGATTAAATTTTTATCGTTCTGGTTCAAGAGATCGAATTGAACCTTTAACCACAAATGCCAACATTGGTATCGGTGTTGAGTACGAAGAACAAAGAAGAGATGCTATTAGAAAAGCATTTTATGTAGATCAATTATTGTTAGCTCAAAGAGTAAACATGACAGCTACAGAAGTTTTACAAAGAAACGAAGAGAAGATGAGAATGTTAGCTCCAGTCTTAGGTAGACTACAAGGAGAAATGCTACAGCCTCTTATCACTCGTTGTTTTAATATTATGTTAAAAATGAATATGTTCCCAGTACCCCCAGAAAGTTTACAAGGTCAAACGATTGATATCGAATACACTTCACCATTAGCCAGGTCACAAAGAACTGGTGATATAACAGCAGCCTCTAGAATGTTAGAGATGCTAGCTCCACTAGCACAAATGGCTCCAGTGTTTGATTACTTAGATGTCGATAAGTTTGTAAAGCACACACAAGAAGTATTAGGTGTTCCAGCTAAGATTATGAAATCAGAAGCAGAGGTTGCAGAGCTAAGAGAAGAAAGAGCAGCTGAACAACAAGCCATGATGGAGCAACAACAGCAACTTGAACAAGCTAAAGCAGCTGGTCAAGCAGCACCTATGGTGGAAGCCTTAAAACCATAATGGATGAAGTAAAAAAACTTAGAGAAAAATATCAAAAAGTTTTTGCACAAGGAGATGGTGCAGAAGTATTAGAGGATTTAGAACTTAGATTTCATATCCATAATACAACAATGGATAACAACACTAACAACCTTGCTTACTTAGAAGGTCAAAGAACAGTTATCCTATTTCTCAAAAATATGATTAAAGGAGAAAAAAATGGTAGAGGAAAACCAGGTAGCACAAGAACAACCAGTTCCAGTGTCTGAGCCTACTGAAATAAACTGGAGAGATCAACTTCCAGAAGATTTAAAAAATGATCCTTCGATGAAAACCATCGTAGATATTCCAGGTCTAGCAAAATCTTTTGTTAATGCTCAAAAATTTATTGGAGCAGACAAAATTGCAGTACCCACTGAACACGCCACACCAGAAGATATCAAACAATTTGCAGAACAAGTTTATTCTAAAATGGGTAGACCAGCGTCAGCTGATGAATATGTTATTGAAGGTGAAGCGTCAGATATGATTACAAGTTTTAAACCATTAGCTCATGAGCTAGGTCTTAATAATGAACAAGTATCTGCTCTAGTAGGTTTTTATAATGAGGCACAAGAACAAGCACAAACAAATGCTAGTGTCGATGTAGAAACACAACGAGCTGAAACAGAAGCTTTATTAAGAAAAGAATATGGCAAAGCCTATGACAGTAAATTAAATTCTGCTATGCGATTAGCACAGAATGTTTTTACACAAGAACAGTTAGATGGGATTACCCTGGCAGATGGTTCATCTCTAGGAAACAATCCAGATCTCATAAAAGGTTTTGTAAAATTAGCGTCTATGGTAGGTGAAGATCAACCTATCA